TTCTTTTTACATCCATTTATATTAATGTATAACCATTTACAAACTATCGACACTAAGGCGTTTTAAAGCTATTTTCAATTTATATTAATTTATATCGGTTTATAATAATTTACGCAAAAAATGTATAACTTTCTGTATAACAAGGGTATAAAATGGCTAAAATTTTAACCGCGACGCAGGTCAAGAAGCTAAAATTTGAAGGCAGTGGCAAACTCAAGGCGTATTCTATCGATAGCACGTGCGCGCTGTATCTCGTTTGTTTCGCGAACGGCAGCAGATATTACAAGCTACGCACCAAAAGAGGCTATATGACGCTAGGGGGCTTTGAGGATATAAGCCTTGCTGAGGCTAGAGAAAAGGCAATGAGTTTGCGCAAATCGGGCGCGAGCGACGAGCTGCAAAAGCAGAAGCTAAAGGATGTTTTCTATTTGTGGCTGAATATTAAAATTCCGCCCGAGGATAGCGAGAAAATAAGGCAATCTCGTCGTAAGATGGTAAATCGCGTAAATAAACATCTGCTGCAACCTCTAGGCAATATGGCGGTAAATGAGATCGGCACAAAAGAGGTGATCGCGGCCACCAAGGGCGTGAATTTTGCAAGTGCTAAAAAGATAATACCGATCCTGCGCGACGTGCTTAAATTTGCTCGCGCCCAAAACGCGGCGGGCGATATATCGTTTGTTTATGAGATCATAGACGATATGAGTGAAATTTACCCAAAGAAGAAAGTAGAGCATAGAAAGGCGGTGACGGATCCAAATCGCCTAAAAGAGATTATAGAGGCGGTCAGAGATGCCCTTATAGAGCCGACGATTAAAAATCTCTTTTTTTTCAATCTGATTATGGCGCAGCGCCCGCATCAAATCAGGGAGCTTTGTTGGGATAGAATAGACGGGGATTTTGTGTATTTCAAGGAAGCGGATAATAAAACGGGAGTAAATGCGCGCTTGCCGCTTCCGAGACAGGCAAAGCAAATTTTGAAGCGCCAAAAAGAGATTGGCACAGATGGGATAGTTTTCAAATCGAGCACCTATTCTAGGCTTAGCGGATGGGCTATCTCGGAGGGCACGCTGCTAAAAACGCTAAAGCGTTTGGGTATAGCCGATCTGCACGCGCACGGCTTTCGATCGATGTTTGCGACCTTTGCTATTCGAGCAACCGACGGCGAGCGAGCTATGTTTGAAAAGCGTATCATCGACGAAGTGCTGCTACACGCGCCTAGTAGCGAGGTAGATAAAGCATATTTTAGGGACTTCAACTCGCGGGAGCATTTGCGGGTATTGCAGTGGTGGGCGGATTATTTAGAGGGGCTAGCACCCCTCTTTTAGCTTTTTAATGTCCTCATTGAGCCAATCAAGGGGATAGCGGGCTTCGCCGTTGAATATGATAAACCGCGGCATAAATTCCCACTTCCCTTTGTTTTTAGGCATTCGCATTTTAGCTAAGATATTGCTGTTTTCAGAATAGCCCAGCATAACCGATGCCTCTTTTTGCGTCAGCAGCCTTTGATTTTCGGCGACAACTCCAGCTACGATGCCGCTGTTTTCAAAACATCCGAGCGTAGCCGATGCTTCTTTTGATTTTTGATATTCTGTCATTTCTTTTCCTCCGCTAGGGCTTCGTCTAACTTTTTATCCAATAGCTTCAACGCCTTATCAAAAGTATCACTACCTTGCAGCTTTTCTATCCCTATCTGCCCCGCTTTTGCGCTGGCGGCGATATAAAGGGTGTTTCTGGACGGGTATAGAAAAGAAAGGATTATGATAGCGATTGACAGCTTAATTCCGTGCCATACTATTTTCTTTGTTCGGTCTCCAATGCCGATGTCGGCGAACATAAACAGGAAAAGCACAAGTGAAAAAAGAAGTATGCCACTAACTGCTAACAGAATGCACATTTTATCCGACAGATCAGCCAAGTATATTAACAATAAAATTTCATTCATTTTTCGATCCTCTTTAAAATTTCTTTTAGTTGTTTCAAATTTAGCTCAAACAGCCTTTTATGGATTTTCTCCACGAGCGCGCCTTTTTCGTTGTGCTTCTGCGCGAAATCGTCTATTTTGGCTAGCATCTCGCGCTCTTTTTCTCGGTCGGGGCTACTCATTTTATATCCTTTAATAGCTCTGGGTTCTCGTAGATGTTGCCGATGACTTCAAACCCGCCTGAGGCATTTTTACATCCCTTCGTAATCGGAATATCAGGCACAATTTTCGATAAATCACGCATATAAAATCCGCAATCAAAGCAAATTTCATAAATAAGCAGATCCCATCTGACGATGTATCCAGTATAAATTTCTACACTGTTTTTGTCTTTAAAACCGGCAAATTGTAATAGTTCAATATCTTTGAAACTCGCCTCAAAATTTACAGCCGTTTCTTTATCCCAAAGCGTCACTTCTTCGTTTGCGAAGTCGATACTTAGCACCTCGTAAATTCGTCCATCAGCTTTCAAGAACGCTCTAAATTTAATCTCTCTCATCGTCCTCTCCTTTATATAATTTTTCTATGCTTTTCTTTGCTTTTTCGTATTTCTCACGCTGCCCTTTTTCGTGATAAAGCCGAAAGGTCACGTCGCCTAAAAACAAATTATCGTAGGTCATCGTTTTGGAGCATTTAAATTTGCCATTCGTTGAAAGAGGTAGTTTTATCCCGTAAATGGTTTTTTGGATATCTCCGAAAGGAAAGCTGTCGGCGATTAGACTTCTTGCGGCTACGGCAAACTCTTTTTCTATCTTGCGTTTTTTGATATTGATCTCCGTAAGCTCCCTTCGGAGCTCTTGCAACTCTGTTTTATAGCTCATTGATTTACTCCTTTAAAAAATACCAGCCAATGCGTTTCCGCCGCCGTCTTTTGCCCCAACAGCGGAGCTACGGAAAAACACTTTAGCACCTCGTTTAGTTTGATTTGATTTTCGTTCCATTTGAAAACTAACGTTCCGCCCGGCTTTAAAACTCGCATACACTCATCAAAACCCCTTGCCAAATCCTCGCGCCAGCTCTCATCAAGCTTGCCATATTTTTTTGCCATCCAAGAGTTTTGGCCGAGCCTAAAAAGGTGCGGCGGATCAAACACTACGAGATAAAAGCTCTCATCCCTAAAGGGTAAATTTCTAAAGTCTGCTACGGTGTTTGGGTTTACCTCAAAATTTCGTCCGTCGCAAAGCGTGTAGCTTTCTTTGCGGATGTCGCAAAAATGCACGCTTTTGTTTTGCTTATCAAAATAAAACATTTTGCCGCCGCAGCAAACATCTAAAATGGGTTTCATTTTTTCGTCTTTCTTACTACGTCGTTTTGATTATCTATCCAGTGCATCGTCGGCGCGCCCCCATGTCTAGTATCGAAAATATACCAAGCATACACCATCATCCCCGTTTCATATTTGCCGTCGGCGCGTATGTCGCGAGATAGAAGCGGATAGCGCGTAAAAACATAGATTTTCTCTAAAATTTCACGCGAATAAATCTTGTCTAGCCGCTCTTTGACGTGTAGGTAGCTAAGCGGCAGCAAAAATGCAAAGTGGGGCGCCACCTCGCAAGCTTTAAGGATAAATTCCTTTGCTAGGCTAAAAGGCGGGTTTGTAATAATGGCATCGAATTTGCGCGTCTCGGTCAAAAAATCTTTGCCGTCTAGTAGCAAATCATACGACGTCACGTCATCATAACCCGCCTCTTTTAAGACCGCCGTTATCGCACCCGCCCCGCAAGCAGGCTCAAGTATGCGCCCTTCAAACTTCTCAACCTCCAAAAGCCGCCGCGTGATATTGTAAGGCGTCTGGTAGAAATCGTTTTTATGCCTCGCGGGGTTAGAATTTCCGCTGAAATTTTTACCGCTTGCTATTTCTTCTGTTTTCATCCTATATCCTCACAAGCAAAACCGCCATAATGAGAGAAAAATAGAGCGCCAAGCAAAACACGATTAAAACAATTTGCTTAAATTTCATCTTTTTTCTCCTTTTTAGAGCTTGCCGCTTCTCTCATAGCCTCCCGTTCGTGGGCCAGAAACTCCGTGCGCGCCTCCTCGCTCATTGCCAAAAGCGCCTCTAAGTTCTCACACATTTTCTGCACTATTTTTCCGCCGCGATGCCACCGAAAGCGTATAAAGCGCTGAAGCACATTTAAGTGCGGCGAGCCCGTGCCCTTGTGTGCGATCCGCGCAAGCTCATAATCGCTTGCGACTAGTTCGTACGCCTTGTAATACAACTCCTCTATTCGCTCTTTCAGCGCAGGCATGATCGGATCTTTAAAGGCTAGATAGTAATGCTCCGTCTCTATCTGTAGCACTCCGCCTACTTTACGGAAGCGATCCGTGCGCCCAATCTTTCGGTCTTTACTAGCCTGTGCGTCTATCACGGAGGACTTTTTACCCTCGCGCTTTGCAAATTCTCTAGCGTTCATCCACATAGGGCTCTCTTTGCGCGAAATATTCCGCATCGTCTATCTCTCTGTCATACGCCGCATCCGCTCCGTAATCATCCCACCATTGTGTCTCTGCTGCGGCGCGCCATTCATCGAAGTCGCCGTGTTCGTTTAGCCATTCTACCTCGTTCATAGCTCGTCCTTTAAAAATAGCTTGCAAGCCGCATTATTGGCTTTAATTTTTAGCAATTTGTTGTCTGTTCTGTTTGAGCGAATTTTCGAACAATACCAAACAACTTTTGTATTACACTCCCACCGCTCTGAAAATTTGCACTCTTTACATTTGTAGAGAGCGGGGGCAACTACACCGATACCCTCAAGCTCTAAAGACGGTTGGTTCATTTATATCTCCTTAAAACGGGATCGGGTCGTCTGCGTCATCATATTTATCGGCGGCAGGCTTTTTGGCTCGGCTTTGCGCTCCGCCGCTTTGAGCGTAGGTTTGCGTGCCGCTGCCTTGGTTGCTCTGCCCGCCCTGATTGCTGCCTAGCATCTCTAGGCTCTCTACCTCTACTACGTGCTTACTGCGGTTTTGTCCGCCTTGATCCTGCCACTGCTCCAGCTTGAGCCGCCCCTCTACGGCAAGCTTTGAGCCTTTGCGGAGGTATTGGTTCGCGACCTCCGCCGTGCGCCCAAAAAACTTCAGGTCGATAAAGCAGGTCTCCTCCGCAGTTTCCCCCTGCGCGTTCTTAAATTTTCTCGTTACGGCGATACCCGAGTTTCCGACGCAATAGCCGCCCTGCGTGTATCTTAGCTCGATATCGCGAGTTAAATTTCCTATTAAAACGACTTTATTCATTTTATTTCCTTTTCAAATTCTTTTATAAATTCGGGCTCTATGCCGTTTTCGGCGCAAAGCGTCTCGATATAGGCTAAATGAGCTAGCATATCCGCCGTGCTTAGTTGTGTGTAGCTTAGCGGGGCGCCATCTTTTTCCCTTGGATAGTCGAAATCCAGCACCTTAAAAAGCTGCTTTAGGGTGTCCGCGCTAAGATAAAACGGGCGAATGGCGATGCGATGCTCCCTAATGCATAAATATCTAAGAGATCGCATCTGCGCCAGCACTACGCCGTGCATAAAGCGGTTAAATTGCCCGCTAATTCGCAACTCTCACGCTCCAGCGCTCGCTGCCCGCCTTTAAAAACTCATCGGGGATTACGGCGCCGCTTTGCTCGCAATATGCCTTATAGTCATAGCTGGGCTTAATTTCTGATTTGCAGATAGTTAGCCCGTAAGCTTTTATCTCCACGCCGCCAGCTTTTTTAATGGCGCGCTTTTTTAGCTCGTCAAGTCTATCGTCAAGCTCTTTTTTCTGTGCGCTAAGGGTTAAAATTTCATCGCTCAAGCTTAGCCATTCCTCATCGGGAGCAGCCCCCGCATAGGTAGCCTCAAACTCGTTCCACGCCTTAATAAGCTTTTTAATCGCCTTTTCGTCGCGCTCGATGGTAGCATGACAGATACGTAGATCGAAATCGTCATCTATCTTGCCGACGGCAAAAATGCATTTCGCGAGGTCGCAAACGAAAAGCTGGTGTTGGATCTGCCAAAAATACTTTTCGCTAGGAGCTCCGGTGTGCTCTAAAATTTCATATTCATTCGTGCTGAATTTAATCTCTAAAATTTCGCCGCCTATGATGTCTAGCCCGTCAAAGCTCGCGCTAAATCTTGGATCGTCGTCGCTAAGCCCTACGACGGGCTGAAAATCCGCGTTTAAAAGCTTGTTGATATACTCGCGGATTTTGGGCTCATACTCTTTGCCGAGCCTCATTGCCTCGCTCTGAAAAATCTCTTTGCCACCGTATTTGATTTCGGCTAGTTTGTAGGGCTTGTTAAAACCGCAGCCCATAACGTCGCCAGCCTCCGAAGCATTAAATTTGTCTTTTCTATATTCCAGCCACTCAGGGCTTCCTTGCTGTAAATTTATGAATTTCATTACGCGCCCCTTCTCATTTCTTGCGCCTTTGCGAGCTTTTGCAGAAGCTGCGCGCGCACTTTCTCAAACGGCACAAACGCTATGTCGCTTGTCTTATACGCCGCGGCTACCTTTTGTGGATCGGTGCCGCTCGCCTCGCAAAGCTGAAGCAAATCCGCCACCTGCTCCGCACTCATTGGCGCGGGGTATTCGCCTTTTTTATCGCGGGCATCCTCGTGAGTATTCGTAGCGTCGGCATCCTTGGCGTCATCTATTGCAAATAGCCCGTTTAGCGCATATTTTCTAGCGTAGCTTGAAGCCGCGCCCGTGATTTGGCTCTCGTCGCTGCCTTTTTTACTTGCGGGTTCTCTAGCGTATGCGCTTACGCCCACCTCGCCGTCTTTGCCCTTTAGCGTGGCAGTCGCTTTTACGTAGATGCGGTCGGCTACGGCTATGATTTCATCTCCGATCGTTAGAGCCGCCTCATATTTTTGCAGTAGCGGTTTTACCGCCTCTAAGATATCCTCGCAGCTACGATACGCATAACCGCCGAATTTATTCATCTGCGTTTTAGGAGCCTTTAGCTCGCACTGGATTTTATTTAGAACCTCTAACATTCCTCGTCCTTTATTAAATTTCTTATTTTGTCTGCTTTGATTTGTGGAAGAAGCTGCGTTATCGCATAAACGACATCCTCCGCAGAAAAGCTATCCATAATCTCGGCAAGATCACTAACGCTTAGCTCGTTTATTACCTCGCTTAGAGAAGCCTCCGCCATAACTCTTAGCTTTGTTTCATTGCGCATTGCATATCCTTTTTACGAGCATTCACAAATTTAGCGAAACTGCTAAATTTCGTGTGTTTATCGACACCTATCCAAGTCCGATAGGCTCTGAATGCCTTTCTAAAATCTTTTAAACCCATTGTTTATCCTTTCTAGGGCTATAAGTAACTAGCCCGATAATGGAGTTTAAGCCCATAGCTTGCGGGCTATTTCTACTTTTTCCGTTAGCTCTTTGACGGCTTTTGTGGCGTAAGTTAAGTCATAGCTATACTCTCGTTTTATCGTGCCGTCTTTTAATCCTTTTTGACGAGCTTTAGCTTTTTCTAGCTGTGCCACGAAATACTCTATGCTTTGCGGCATTGATAGATTTATCTCTTCTGCTTTACCCTCCCAATACTCAGCCTTGCGTGCTCTTTCGTCAGCAATTGTCTGCTCTTTTACGCTATTACCGGCTCTTTGCCAATTACGCTCAATTAGCGCCCTATGCCTGCGCTCGCTATGATGTCCGACCTTTATCGGCTCGCCAAGTTTTAAAAACTCCGCCCCTTCTTGGCTTTTTTTGTACCACTCAAAGCTTTTTTTCTCGTGCGCCGCCTGTGAGTTTCTGTATTTCTCGGCTTTCTTCTCGGCTCGGCTTTTTTCCTCTAGCCTTACGATTGAATAATAAAACTTATCGTTTTTTTCGGCTACTAAGTTATAAACTTCACACTCTACTTCTTTACCATATTGCGTTTCAAGAACTATAACCTCGCCTTTATCGTGCTTTTCGTCGCATTGGGCTACCCACACATTAGGGCAGTATTTTTTAAATACATTCATTTTCTATCCTTTCAATATCCCAAATCTAAGGTTCGAGATCGTAAATTTTGTATGTTTTCTAAATAGCCTTTTCAGAAGCCGCAGCATCATCATTCTCCTTTTTTTGCTCTGCCACCCTTGTTAGTATCGCGAGGTCTATTAGTAGATCGCCTACGCTCATTCTACTCATCTGTGAAACTTCGCATAGATGCTCCGCCACGGAATGCAAATAATCCGAAATGCTATCCGCGAACTCCGCCGCAGCAGTTTCAAACTCTTGATTTTCCATCGTTTTCTCCTTAAAAAATATCCATAAAAGAGCCTCCGATTTAAAATTTCATTCGAAAAGATACAGCAAAGATTTTTAACCGCCTAAGGAGCAAGGCGAGTGGAGGCTCATTTATGGATATGGCGGCGGACGGCAGGAGTCGAACCTGCGTTCCAAAATCTCGTTTTACGGGCACCCAAGAGTTTTTGCCACTTAACATACGTCCGCCATAAAGAAAGTTTGACAAGGATTTTTCTACCCCCGAACTTGTCGCTATCGGGGCCGGTTACTCGGGTATGGATTGTCGTATCCATACGGACGCTTCCCGTAGCTTTAGCTCTACGCGGGCTAGGTGTGGGTCACCTTGGTTTTGATGAGCGTATCTTACCTAAAGTAATATTAAAAATTACTTAAAGTAAGACAAAAGGTAATAAAAAGTTATGATTTTTTCTTAAATTTTGTGCTATAATTTTCAGACAAAAAACAAGGAGTTCTGCAATGAAGAAGATTGTGTCGTTGCTATTTATGGTTTTATTGAGCGGCTATGCCGATGATAATAAAGATGCTTTTTACGATCTAATGATTAGAAACGACTTTGCCACATTTCTAGAGGGAGGCGATTCTTTTCTTTTTGAGGATAAGGAAAAGTTTATCGCCACGACTTCAGACAAGATATTAAAAGAATTTAAAAAGAATGAATTAAAAGCAGCCAAAAAATTTAACGACAAAGATGTCTTTATAATGGGACAAGTGGGATCTATCCGACAAACAGCCACGGGTAACGCTCAGATTATATTTGCAACCAACCAACCGATTTTTGAAAGTTTTTCCGCCACGCTTGACAAAAGCGAAACAGATAAGGCAGCCGAACTAGACGATAACAAACCTATAGTTATTGTTTGTAAAAAATTTAGAAAATCGATGATGAATATGCCGATGATGCACGAGTGCGTTATGGCTGATAGTTACCTTGATAAATTAAAAGAAAGTCTGAATAAAGATAATGATTTTTCCGTATTGTATGAGGTGGCTAAAATAGCGACTGATGACTTTAAAGATATTGATCTAAAGACAAAGAAAGGGCAAGAGAAACTATTTAAAGCGCTAAAAAATATTGATAAATTGTCAAAAGAGAAGCAAGACAAAATAAAAGAATTAAAGGGAAAGATAAAAGACTAACGCCTAAATACCCACGGCGGGATAGGATCGTCGCGCCATAGCCCGCGCTTTTCAAATTTAGCCTCGCTCTCTTGCGGTGCATATTTCTTTGAAAATCTACGATACGCCCACGCATAGCCGTTTTCTACCATTTGGGCGTTGATGTCCTCGCCATTTAGGGAAATCGTGCCGATCGTGCGCCCATATCTGTCATTACCGTTTTCCTTGACTTCCACGATTTGCCCCGCGATCAAATTTGATAGAAACTGCTTTGACTTTTTGCCGTAGGGCTGCTTTAATTCGGGCGCATCAATACCGAACAATCGAATTTTAATCTGTTTTTTTTGCGCCAATATAGTGATAGTGTCGCCGTCGTGAACGGATACGACCTTCCCACAAAGCGCAAAAAGTATCAGTGGGGCAGCAAGTAGCAGGATGAATTTCAATATTTTGGTTTAGTAAATAGGATAAATACCGCCAATAACCAAAAATATGGTGCCGACGACAACTCCCATTTTTCCGCATCATCTATGGCTGCGACGCCGTACTCCTCATGTTTTATCATTGCCATTTTAAAACTCCTTTATTGAATTTACGTCTAAAACCTCTTGGAATTGATAGAATACGATCCGACTACGCGCCCTATAATCTCGACGTCTAAATTTTCCTGAACCATAATAGGATCATAATCTTTATTATCGCTAATTAGTGATAGGCGTGGACGTTTTTTAAATCTCTTAATAAATAGTTCGCCATCATATCTACAAACATAAATAGCGCCCTCTATTGCTTCTTGCCCATCGTAACAAAAGACTATCAGATCGCTTTCGTGTATAGTCGGCTCCATAGAGTTGCCAAAACAAGGAATTATCCCTATCGTGGCTTTTGGGCTTACATTAAACATTATCCGTAAATCTTCCGGATTAAACGGGAGCAAATCATACTCGCCTAAATCTCCATTTTGAGCGCCGAAACCCGCCGAAACTACGCCATCTTTGAAAAACGGAACGTAGATTGTATTTTCGCTGGTTGAAATTTGCTCTACATCTGGGCTTTCTATTTCGTCATTTAACCAATATTCCACCGGGTAACCTGAAAATTTAGCAAGTTTCGGCAGATATTTTTTTGTTCCCTTGCTGTCATTTTGCCATTGGCTTATTAATGATTGCGAAACACCTAGAATGCTAGCTAGTTCTACCGTATTTATCCCTCTAGTGGATAAAAGTTCGTTGATCTTTTGACCGAAAGTTTTCATTAAAAAACTCCTTTTAAAAATTACCTTTTGTAATATTTTA